CTATTCCTACATCATTCAGTTGAGGCCAACCGCCATTGCTTTTGGTCTGGTTATGGGCTTAATTTTCGCCTTGGGGATCGAGCTTTTTCTCAGGCTACTTTTCAAATTATCAAAATTGCTTAACAAGTGTGAAGCACTGATTGCTTTGGGACAGAGGTGGGACTAGATGGGATTGGGCGATTTTTGGTGGGATCGTTGTGTTTACGGCTAGTTATGCGATTGTTTAACTTTGACGCGCATTTTTGCGGTTTGGGACTGGAATGTTAGCAAAAGGGCGAATGTTGCGATTGCTTTGGGACAAAGTGTCATTGGTTATTTCGGGTGGAAACGAAATGGGTGACAGTAATTAAGAAAACAATTTGGATGACATTCATTATGATAGACGCAATCATAGCTTTCATCCATAAATAGTTGGATATGGCCGCGATCGTTGTAAGGTGCGTAACAAAGAGACTCACAAGCGTGAAGAAGTAGTAAAAAAGGAAGTTGTTAAGGCTACCGTTGGCACGATAGCTTCTGAAAAAGTGGCTGTCCTTGAGGCCTGACATTATAACAATGATCCCAGACATAAAGCCTATTAGCGCTACGCAGAATGTAGAAACGATATTAGAAACGGAACTAACATTTAAAAACAGCGCAGCACCCTGCCCAACATGGGGGAGTACTTTATAAATAGTGACGCCAAGCCCCCAAGTCGCAAAAACCAGCGAGGTCAGGAAGATTGCCTTTGATGTAGGAGTTGTCTTTTGCATATTCGTCTACCAGTGCCTTTAAGTACCTGTTTTTTAATGCCTTATCTTCAAGAGTGGTGCAGATTTTATCCTCATCTTTGGTTGTAATTGAGTCACAAATATGATTACTTCCTACTATATAGTAATCAGCCATACTGTCTTCTATAAACTCCTTACCCCTTACAATAAACTTCTCAACGCCTTCTAGCGAAATCGAATTTATGACAGAGTCGAATGTTTTTGGCATGTCTTGTCGTAGCTCTGGCTTGATTTCAATTGTGAAAGTATCTGTTTCGGAGCTGCCGCCGAACATACTGTTTAACTGGGCAAATAGAGGATTTTTTTTGTTTATGCGTATATGTGTCTGGCTCTTGAAGGAAAATTTTAGTGCCGATTTCTTTGTTGTTGATACTGCAAAGGGCTCTGAATTAAAAATGTAGCGCCCAAGGTTAAGCTTTTCAAGAAGTAGGTTTACAAAATGCGTCCAGTAAGAGTTCTTGGGTCCAAAAAAAGTACTCGCTATACCGTAGAAATTTTGCCCCATGTAAACGTAAGAGGCAAACCCTAAGCTCTCATCATCACTTAACTTTTCGTAGATGTCTTTATGTGACATAGAGTCACTGCTTATTGTTTTTATAAGCTCGTTATTTTTTGTAATAATAAAAAGAAAAGTAGATGAGCCTATGTAAAACAAAAAAAGGTTATCCTCGCTTGTCGTCCGAAAAGATCTCCTGAAGTCTTCTTCTTCGATTTTGCAAAAGTTCTTGAGTATCGGCAGTACATTGTACTGGTGCCTGTTAAAGTCATTGGCAATGTAGTGTTTATAGTAAGTTACTTTCATCTATCACCCAGCCTCTGATGCAAACTAACCTTATACAGCTCAACTAGAAAAGTCCTGGTTGCGTCTATCTCAACATCGACCCGCCTTATTAGTGCAGTTAGCTGCCAGCCGCAGAGCATCAATAGCGCCGCTGTTGTATATAGTATAGCTCCGTACTGTATGGACGTCTCCTGCGCGAACAGGATAAAAGCAGTCACAGCTACCACTAGCAGCGGCCGCACCTCCAGCAAGCCCCTGCGCTTCGCCAGGGAGTCTAAGTGCTCCTGGATGATGATGATGGACCCCTCGATGTCGTCTGGCGTGCGGATTCCCTCTACGATCTGCACTATTATGCTCCCCTCGATAGACCCAGCCTGAATTACTCCGCTGCTGCCATATACCCGCTGCCCCATCCTTACCCTTCGCTTATCTCTTTTAATTTCAGCAACTTATCTATGAATGTCTTTAGCACCGCCGGGTTGCCGTAGCGGTGGAACAGCTCGATAAACTCCCGCAGGTCGTCCCCTAGCTGCGGCTGCGCTCCGCCTGGGGCAGCTGGTGCAGTTGCCCCCTGGTGCAAGTCGCCCATCCGCACTCCACCGCTAATCGAATCAAACTGCATAACACCGCTGCTGTTATGCACCGCCTTGCCCCCGCCTTGCCCCTTGCGCATCGGCCCCTCGCCGGTTATGAGCCAGGCCACGTTGACGCCTGCTGCGTTGGCGATGCTCATAGCCTTGTCGATAGCAGGTAGCGACCCGCCCCTCTCGTACTTGCCAATCATCACAGCCGACACCCCTGCCGCTGTAGCTAACTTTTCTTTGTTCCCCACAATCGAAATAACCTCAGTGAGTCTCTTTGTGAAGTCTGTTATCAACTTTAAAGTTCCTACCCCTAACTTTAAAGCAAAGCAATCTTTTACTTTAAAGAGTTGTTAGTTGCATAACTACTCAGAATTACAGGGATAATGCAGCCCACCACAGCTTTCTGAATAATAATTAAGTTTAAAGCGAACTTTTGTTATTGACAGCCTAACTATTGTTCGGCTATCTTCCTACCTAAGAACACAAACAAAAAAAGGAGGCAATCCATGCCAACCACACAGCAGCACATCGCAGCGCTCAACCGTCAGAGGGAGGACCGCCAAAGGAAGAGACTAGATCGCGTATTACATCTACTTCAACAGCAGCAGGGTGCTCTCCCCGGGCCCGCTCTTCAAAGCCATTCGCCAAGTGGGAAAGGAACTTAAGCCCTTCACCATTAGGGACATTATCTTTTTAGTTTTGATACGCAACAAAGGAGGCTCCCATGCCAACACCAACGTCAGATTTGGTAAGGAAAAATACTTCCCTACCAGCACCCCCAGCAGAGCTAACGCGCGAGCATATAATTACTGATCCAGCCATGCGCGCCAACTGGGTCCACTTCCAACTTAAGCTGCACGGCTCTAGCTTTGCCATCCTCGCCCGCAAGCTGGGGGTAACCCGCCCAGCGGTGCGTAACGCGCTCTTTGTGCGCTACCCAAAAATGGAGCGCGCCATAGCCAAAGAGATAGGGATGAAGCCAGAACAGATATGGCCAGAGCGTTACAGCGCTGCAGCACTTAAGTGATAAAGCATAAACCTATACACATGGACACGATGCAAGGTAGCGCAAAACAGGCACCAACGCCAGCAAATATTTGGCGCAGAAGGGGTTTAAAGGCACGTATGTGAGCAATAAAACCGACATTAAAGGATGGTTCACCGCCAGTGAACTAGCCGGCCTAGCAGGGTTGCCAGGGTCAGTTCAGGGCGTAATCGGGCGAGCCAAACGCGAAGGGTGGGACTCCCGAAAGCGTGCAGGGCGTGGCGGTGGGAGGGAATACCCCATCACCGCACTACCCAAAGATGCCCGCATCCAGCTGCTAGGCCAAAGCGCCCAGCAGGGGCAAAACCTTCCTGCGGTGCGCAGCGAAACCCTGCCCAGCACCACCGCAGGCACCATGGCAACAGCCATAGCGGCAGCCCCCGTGCAAGACTTAGACGACCTGCGCACCTGGCAAGTAAAGCGCATGGATGCCCGCATCGGCCTTATGAACCTGATAGGCACCGACCCCAACGGCGTCGGCGCGGGGATTGACAACCTAGTCAAGCAAGCCAACGACGGCACCTTGCCCCCGCTCTACGCCAAGTTTGTAACCCTAGCCAACGCCAGAGCAGGCAAAGAAGGCAAGCGCACCCTCAGCCGCACTACCCTGTACCGCTGGTGGAATACATGGAACACCTCCGGGCGCACCGTCACCAGCCTGGCCCCCGCCAAAACCGTTAAAAACGATGTGCCCGCCTGGGCCCCGCACTTTTTAAAGATCTACCAAGTCCCCCAAGGGGTCAGCGTACCGCGCGCACTAGAAGAACTGGCCCGCACATTGCCCGAAGGGATCGACCTGCCTAGCCTCAGCCAAGTGCGGCGCTTTATGAAGAAATACAGCCGCCTAGAGATCCAAAAAGGGCGCAAAAGCGCCAGCAGCTTAGCCGCTGTGCGCCTGTACCGGCAGCGCGATGTAAGCGAGTTCCAGCCGTTGGATATGGTGCAGATAGATGGCCACAGCTTTAAAGCGTATGTCGCCCACCCCCGCCACGGCCGCCCATTCCACCCCGAGTGCTGCGCCGTAGTAGACACCGTCACCAAATGCGCGCTGGGCTTTAGCGTCGGCCTCGCCGAAAGCGCCATCACCGTCGCCGACGCTATCCGCCACGCTACGGTGCTCAACAAAGACAAAATGATCGGTGGATTGCCGCTGTTTGTGTACGCCGACAAAGGCGCGGGCAACATGGCAAAGGTGAACATAGACGAAGTATCTGGGCTGTTTGCGCGCCTGCAGATTGAGTTTATGAGCGGCCGCCCCGGCAACCCGCAAGCACGCGGCTTAGTAGAAAACCTCAACAAACTACTGTGGATCCCCGCAGCGCAAAAGCTGCCCACCTACACCGGCAAAGGGATGGACAGCCTTGCAAAGCGCAACATCTACCTCGACCTGCAAACAGAGGTGCGCCGCGCCAAAAAAGAGAACCGCGCGTTTGACCACGCCGCCCTTATCAGTTGGCCCGATTTTATGGAGTTCCTCGCCGCCGAAGTTGACGCATACAACCGCCGCCCACACGGCAGCCTCCCCAAAATAACCGACCCAAACAGCGGGTATCGGCGCCACATGGCCCCCATGGAGGCCTGGATGAAGTGGCTAGCCGACGGGTGGCGGCCAGAGCAACTGACCGAGCAAGAAATTGAGCACCTGTTCCGCCCACACACCACCGTAAAAACCACGCGCGGCATGGTGCGGCTGTGGGGCAACGTCTACACCGATCCGCTCCTAGAGCACCACCACGGAGACGAAGTGATGGTCGGCTACGACATCCACGACTCCAGCTTTGTCAACGTGCGCACTCTAGATGGAGAGCGGATAACCACAGCCAAGCGCGACGGCAACAAAAGCTCATTCGCCTCGGTACCCCTAGTTGATAAGAAACGCCTAGATCGGCGCGACAACCGGCTGAAAAACGTAGATGCGCGGCGCGAAGAGATAGAACTGGAAGCAGAAGCACTAATCAGCATCAACCCCGTGGCCCCCAAGCAGATCGAGCTGGACGCCATAGAGATAGAGCGCTCCGACGCGATAATCAAACGCGTAGAGCAGAAGAAACAGACGCAAATATTTGAAAACCCGTGGGATAGATACCTGAATATTTTAGGGAAAAAGCAAGACGCCAGCACCTATGAAAAAAGCTGGCTGGCAGACTACGAACAGTACACCGAGACCGGGAAGCGCAAAGGATTGTTTAAAGCAGACGAGTTTTGCTTAGCAGAAGAGCGGAAGAGGGCCGCGCTGGAGAAAGAAAAAGCCCTGCAACAACAGGGCTAATCCGCGAACAAGGTAAAGCGTTAAACACCATAACCACTAACCAAGGAGCATACAAAATGAGACACCAAATGGCAATGACAAAGAACATGCGCCGCTTTATAGGCGCGGTAGACGAGCTGAGCAATCGGCCCATGGGCACCGAAGGGATGGGCCTGCTCTGGGGCCAGCCCGGTGAGGGCAAAAGCACCGCCATCGCATACGTCATTAACGCTATGAACGGAGTCTACGCCCGCGCCATGAGCAGCTGGACCGTAACCAGCATGCTGGGCTACCTGTGCAAGGAACTCGGCGGCCACCGGATGCTGCGCCGCGCAGACATGGTGGACTACATTGTAGAGCAGCTGTGCGAGAACCCGCGCCCCGTATTTATCGACGAAGCCGACCACATCTTTGATAAGCCGCGCAAATTCGAAATGGCAGAGAGCCTGCGGGATATATACGACATCAGCGGCTGCCCCGTGATCCTATGCGGAATGGAAGACATCGCGCGGATTATCCAAGGGCATGGGCGCTTTGCGCGCCGCATCACCCAGTGGGTGGAGTTCACCGGGATAGACCTGGCCGATGCGCGCACCGTAGTAGAAACCATCAGCGAGATCCAAATAGAAGAAGACCTGCTGCAGCACATGCACGAGGCCACCGGCGGCAACATCGGGCGCATGGTAGTCGCAATCAGCAAGATCGAGCGCATGGCCAAAACCAGCGGAATTGACAGCGTGAGCGCCGATCAATGGGGCGACCGCACCATGTTTTATGACCAGCCAACGTTTGGCGGCAGCGCACAGCGGAAGGGGAAAAAGTAAATGTCAGGAGTAAAAGGGATGCAACATAGCCGCATGCGCAGCACCGCAATCCGGCGCAAAATCTGGAACAGTATTCGCATTTTGCGCCGGTTTACCTTGCCAGATATCTGCCGCACCGTGCCGGAAACCAGCTACGTAAACGCGCGCAAGTATGTCGCCCAAATGCGCACCCACGGAATCGTCGCCAAGCAGGGCAAGCCCGTGTCCGGCAGGGGAGGGTCATATCAGATATTTTCCCTCTCGCGCGACCTCGGCCCCGAAGCCCCCACCGTGTGCCCCCGTTGCGGGCAGTCACTAGCAGCACCGGCGTGTGGAGCCGAAGGCACAGAAGCGCAAAGCGCTGCGAACAAACAAACAAAGAAACAAAGAAACAAACAAAGAAACAAACAACACAACCGCGCCGCAGCCCATCGCCAGCGTTGATACAGGAGGCCAGCCATGACCAGCCCAGACCTACACAACCTACTGCGCCAGCGCGTAGACGCCACCAGCCAAGCCCATGTCGCGCGCGAAATAGGCTACAGCAGCGCCACTATCAGCCAGATCCTTTCCGGCAAATACGGCGGGGATTCTAGCCTAGTAATGGCGCGCGTCGAGGAAGTTTACGGCGCAACCACGGTGCAGTGCCCCGTGCTGGGAGAGATACCACTGAAAAAGTGCGCCAGCCACAGCCGCCGCGAGTTCGCCGCCACCAACCCGCTGCGCGTCTCTCTGCACCGCGCCTGCCGCACCTGCCCGCACAACCGCAACCGGAGGCCCGTATGAAGCCAAGCAAGCCAAGCGATATCAACTGCGCCAAGTGCCACGCCGGCCACGCCAGCCTATATGTAGACGCCACCGGCGCGACCAAAGCCCTAGTATGCGCGCGCTGTGGTTGGCGCATGTACGCCGCGGCGGAGGTTGTAAAACCGTTCAACGAAACCTGGCGCATCCCCTCATCTCACTGCAAAACAGGCGGAGCCGTGCGCCACGGCACCGACCAGCGCTACGCCGACTGCAAAGTTTTAGGCTGCCCAAACGGCGTAGACCGGACCCGTAACGACAGCGGCTTTTGCTCCTTTTGCCGCGCCCTTATGCGCCGCTGGGAAGGCAGCAAGCGCACTCGCCCAGCCCCGTTCATCCAGGCAGGCAACGGCTGGCACCGCAACCCCGTAGCCCCACTGGCGCGCGCTATGACCTACGCCGACAAAGGCTACGCCGGCTGCAAAATTGATGGGTGCGAAAACCGCGTAAACCCATCGGTAAATGGCACAGGGATGTGCGCCAGCTGCCGCGCTACGCAAGCCTCGTGGGAGCAGAGCAAGCGCACCCAGCCGCCACCGTTTGTGTGCGTAGATGGGCGCTGGTATCGCAAGCAGAGCGCCCCAATCCCCGAGCACCTTAGGCAGCCACTGGGCGCAAGCCGCGCCGCAAATCAAACAAGCGCAACCCAACAAATAGGAGCAAGCCATGCATGAACTTATCCCCGAAGAAACCTTAGAGATGTACGCCGGACGCTTTATCAGCCTGCGCATGCAGCGCCTATTGTGCATCACCTTTGCCCAATATCTTGCTGCCCCAGACCACTACGAAGCGATGCTCAACAAAGTAGTGCAGCGTAAAGGAGCACTGAATATCTGCAACGGCGTCAGCCGCCTGGTAGCCGTTTAAGAACCCATTACACATCTATTACATAAGGATTAAACAGCATGGAAACTACCGCAAAAACAGAAACCCCAGCAGATTATATGGCAGACGCCCAAGGGCGCTTAGTGCCCATCTCTACCATCCGCGAGATCGACCTCCTGCGCGATGACCTGGTTAACAACATCGTCGAGCGCTCCAAACAAATGTCGGCAGTAATGGCCGCACATCGCGCCGATATAATGGGCGAAATAGAAGCCTTCGCCGACCTGAGCGCCGAGCGCTTCGGTGTAACCATGGGCGGTAACAAGGGCAACATCACCCTCACCAGCTACGACGGACGCTATCAGGTACGCCGTGCCGTAGCAGAACACTTAGTATTCGATGAACGCCTCCAGATAGCCAAAGAGCTGATCGACGACTGCATCCGTACATGGAGCACCGGCACCCGTGCCGAGATCATGGCGCTCATAAACGACGCATTCCAGGTTGATAAGGAAGGCAAGATCAACACCAAGCGGATCTTAAGCCTGCGCCGCCTCGACATCAACGACCCGCAGTGGCAAAAAGCCATGCAAGCCATCGGCGAAAGCCTGCAAGTATCCGGCAGCAAGACCTACATCCGTGTGTACGAACGCCAGCATGACGGCAGCTATCAGCAGATACCACTGGCATAAGGAGGCAGAATGATGGGCATAACCGAAGGAGACAACAGCTACGCAAACCCGCAGGACTACGCCGAAAACAAGACAATGCGCGCCTCCGGGTTTGATGTAACCGCCGTGTGTGACAACCCCGCCTGCAGCAACGCTGAGTTCAGCGTGCATCGAAAAGAGGTAGTTAAAACCGGCACCGCAGGCATTCCGTACACGATAGAAACAGTAGTCTGCCCAAAATGCAGGATGTGGGCTGCGATTAAAAGCATAGACCCCACTGCATAACTTCCACTTTTTTAACATCATTTGAGGCGAAACCGCGCCTTTTCACCGGGGCCGGTCTGCCGGGCGCTGGCCGCCCCGGTACTGATGAGCCAGGCCAACAACCTTGAATTACCCCGGTGGTGTCCTCCTTCACCGCCGGGGGCTTTTTAAACACAGAAAGGATAAGCCCATGGCACGTGATCCACTCCTTGCAAAGATCCACATCGCTAAAAAAGACCTCGGTCTGGATGACGCCACATACCGCGCTGCCATCAGCATGATCAGCGGCGGCAAAACCGACAGCAGCGCAAAGCTCAATGCGCCCCAGCGGCGTGATCTTGTCGAACACTTCAAAGCCCTAGGCTGGCAGCCGAAACCCGCCAGAAAAGCGGGCAAGGGCAAGCCGCGCAACATGCAGTGGTCCAGCAAACAAACCAGCCGCGCCGCGCAACTTAAAAAGATAGAGGCGCTGCTCACCATAGGGGGCAAAAGCTGGGCCTATGGCGATGCCCTGGCCAAGCGTATCTGCAAGGTGGATAAAATCGCCTGGGTGGAAAGCAGCGAGCTATACAAAATAATCACCGCCCTGCGCAAACAGGCGCAGCGGGAAGGATGGGAGCTGAACGAATGAGCAAACAGATAACAAGAGAGCAATGGCAGCGTGTCGAGGAAGCCTTATCCGGAGTTTTTGGTCGAGTTGATCTTATGGTAGATGGAAGGAAAGTGACTTTTGAGCGCCGCCTGGTCGCTGAAAACCGCCTTGGTATCATGACATACATCAACGGAGAACTTAAGGGCTGCTGGACCAACCCAAATGAGCAGCATGACGAACAGCGCTATCTGCGGGAAAGATCATGTTTGTTTTATAGCAAGAAAGACCGTAATTACTTGAAAAAACTTGGGAAACTAACTCTTAACAGAATGAAAGTAGACGCGGATAGGCGCTATGAATGGTACGACCAGATCTGGACTAGAGCCGGAGCAATCCGCAGACATTACGAAAAGACATTTACAAGTATCGAACTGATAGAGGCCATAGGATGAAAAGCCCATATAACTACATCTTTATATTCCTGCTATACCTCATCTCGGTGGCGGTCGACATCTCAAACGGATCTCAAGTATCTCTAGAGCTGCTACACCTAAGAGAGACGGCATTGGCTTTGCTGCTCGCTTGGATCGTTGAAAAAGACAAACCACTCTTAGTTGAACTGACCGTCAAAAAGGAAGGCCAATGAAACTCCGCTGCCCCGTGTGCCACAGCACCAATAGCCTAGAAGCCTACGCCGCCGACGCCGCCGGGCGCGAGCTGCTTGCCACCCTTGCCGCCAGCGGAGCACTATTTAAGCCTCTCTCGCACTATCTCGGTCTTTTTCGGAGTAAATCGCGCGATTTAAGCCACGCGCGCGCCCTGAAACTCGCCACCGAAGTGCTGGCGCTCCCTGCCGATCCACAGGCGCTCAGCGCCGCACTGGCCGAAACCGTAGAAGCCATGCACGCCAAGCGCCACCAGGGCGACGATCGCCCACTGAGCAATCATAATTACTTGCTGCGCGTGCTCGAAACTGTATCCGTTGCCCCCGCCGCCGCGCCACACTTGGCGATAGCAGGGCATGCAGCACTTAGGGCCGCACCCAGAGGCAAACGCGCCCAGGGTATGGCAGCGCTGGAGGAATGGGGCAATGAGTAGCCAAGGCCAAACATCCAGCCAAGCATGGCTCCGCCGCGAGATAAAAGACGGCCTGCAGGCGCTGGTTGCGCTAGGGCTAGATGGCCAACCCGCCGCCGAGGTGTTGCCGCGCACTGCAGATATCTGGCTCAAAGCCTTGCAGCGCGCCAACATCGGCGCAAACATAGAAAGCATCGACGCCCCGCGCCTGCGCACCGCGTTTGAGCAGATGTTTGTGCAAGCCAAACGCTGGCCACCCCCCGCAGAATATATCAGGCACATCCCGCCGCGCCCGCAGCGCCAGAGCGTAGCAGCACCACCAATCAGCAAAGAAGATGAACGCAAAGCCAAAGCCGCACTGGCGCAGATATATGCGCGCATAGAGCTGGGCTTGCCCACCGCAAAAAGAGGGAGCCAATGAAAACTAACGAAAAACTCAACACCCTGCTCAAGCTCGAAGGGCTGCCGATCCGCGCCACCTACCAGCCCGCCGAGGTGCGCCGCTTGCTCAACATCAAATCACCCAAAACCCTACACCGGATGCTGGTAGAGCACGAGCTCGACCCCGAAACCGGCGCACCCGTAAGCCCCTACACCATAGATAGCGTGATGCTGCGCAACGAACGCCGCATCCCCTATAGCGACCTAGCCGACTGGCTGGGGCGCAACCGCACCTACGAGCGCATCAACGCCACCGACCCGAACCAGGGGGAGTTATTTTAAGCCATGCCATGCTTTTACCTCTTGACAAACACAAACACCACGGGCTACGCTTGCTCCGTTGCTGGCAAAATCCAGCAGCCGGGGTTGAAAGCCCGTAGAAAAGGTGGACGCTAACCACCACTGTATTCAACTAGGTGGTTTTTTTGTCCGCTATTTCGCTCCTATTGGGCGGGATAGTCAGGGAGCTTTCGAGCTCACCGCTTACCTTTTCGCGGTCTTTCAACCTGATTATCCCGCCCTTTTTGCGTTTGAAAGCGCAAGCAAGGGTTAACCCCCTACGAAAAGGAGTAGACCCATGAACACCCCACCCCCGCTCGCCCACCCCGCAGATGTGATGCGCCGCTGCATCGAGAAATCCGCCTTTTTAACCGACGCCATCAGCGCCATTGCCACCTTTGAGCCCGAGCTGCTCAGCACCGCCGGGCTCAACGGGTTGGCCACGCTCCTTGGCGAGTTAGAGCAATCCCTGCAGTTCGTCCAAACCCAACGTGAGAAGGAGAGTGCAATATGAATACCCCCAAAAACAAAGGATTCTTAGACACCATGTTCCCCACCCTGTTCAGCCACGATGCCACACCCCAGACCAGCGGAGCCCAGCCCCAGCTGCAGATCCACACCCTCGCAGGGCGCGAACCCTTCATGCTCCAGAGCGATGTGGCGCGGATCTATGGGGTTGAGACCAAGATGTTAAATCGTGCCCGCAAGCGCAACCCGCAGAAGTTCAGAGAAAATGTCGACTATTTTCAGCTAGATGAGAGCGAGGTACCAAAATGTCACCTCGACTATAACGGCGGCCACCTGCCCCACGGCTACACCCAGCGCGGCGCGTACATGTTTGCCACCATCCTCCAGACTCCCGAGGCCACCGAGCAGGCGTTCCGCATTGTGGAGGGGTTTATGGCGTTCGAGCGCAATCAGCGCAACCCCGCCCCACAAATACCCATTGCAGCGCCCACAATCGAAATTGGCGCCGCCGACTACTGGCAGATGAAGGCCGAGATTGCCGAGCTGAAGCTCGAAAAATCCGAAGCCTACAAAAAGCGCAGCTCCAATATTCCCTACACTCTTGCCGATGAAGCCGACATCGCCACCTACCACCGTGACGGCTGGAGCCACGCCGAAATAGGCGCCCAGCTCCAGCCTCAGCGCAGCCGCGCCGCCATTAGCAGAAAGGTAAGCCGGTTGAAAGCCCAAGGCAAAATGTAAGCCCCACCCCATATTCCCACCCAAAGGCCCGCCTCCCCGGCGGGCTTTTCTTTTGGCAAATAAGCTCAAATTCTGCCAGCTAAACACCTGATAACGCTATAGATTCTTCCCATACGCAAGCGGTAGCCATACCGCACCTCCTTACGAGGGCTGCCGGATTTGCACCGGCAGCCCTTAAGCAGCAAGCATGGAGCATGGGGATGATAGATAACGATCCGGTATTTGAACAGATAATCAACCACACCCTGGTGTTTGAGGGCTCATATTCGAATGACCCCGCCGACCCCGGCGGTGAAACGCGCTATGGCATCAGCAAGCGCAGCTATCCCCATGTAGATATTGCCGCCCTCACCATTACCCAGGCGCGCGCCATCTACTATCGCGATTACTACAAATCCCCGCATATCGACCGCATTGTCACATATGCCGATGCGCCCCAGCTTGCCGCCAAGGTCTTTGATCTGGGCGTCAACACCGGCCACCGCCGCGCGATACAGATGCTGCAACGCGCCATCAACCAGGTATGCGCCGGTGAAGTTGCAGCGCGCCGCGCCGCACCCTGGCGCCAGAAAATAGCCCGGCTGATTCAGGGCAAGCCTCTGGCCACCGACGGCATCATCGGGCCTGTAACCCTCGGAGTGCTGCGCGCCTGCCCCCACCACGATGCACTGCTCATGGCACTCAAGGGCGAGGCATACCAGCACTACATCAAGCTAGGTAAGCCCAGGTTTATCTCCGGCTGGCTGCGCCGTTTAGGGGCAGACGCATGACCGGGCCGGATTACTTCACCGCCGACCACGTTGGCGGCTGGGATGGCCGCATCTACACGCGCAGCATACCCGACAGGGTGGACTGGCGCGAGCTCACCCGCCCGCTGCCCTGCGGCAACGATGTAATCCCCGCAGGATGGCAATGGAATGGTGCCAGCAGCGGCATAGCGCGCCACCTGGTTATTTTTAGCTTCCCGAAGTGGAAACACCCCATCGCCAGCTGCAGGCACGACTGGCGCTGTGCCCACGCCAAAACCAAAGAACAGCGCGCTTTTGCAGATAAAATGTTCTGGATCGACGTAGGGCGCGGCGGCACAAAGTGGGAGCAAGCAAAAGGATACGCCGCCGTGCGCCTGGGCGCGTGGTTCGGGTTGCCACGCCCTAAGTCATAGCTTTGCTGTAACAGGCCAAAAACATTACTTTAAGGAGCATGTAAAATGCAGTTTATAGCCACTTTATTAAAACGGATTGCCAAACCCCTTGCCCGCGTATTCGCCCGCCGCGCCACCGTTGCCCTGGCCCAAGCGGCACGTAAGGCAGTAGCCGCAACTGAAGAGAGCATGCAGGGCGGCAGTCGCAGCAAAAAACGCAAAAAAGCCTACCACGCCATTGTTGATGACCTTAAAACTCAAGGGACCTCAATCGGCGCAGACGTAAGCTTCGACGCGATTGATCAAGCGCTCGATGAAGCCGTACAGGCACTGAAAGACAAGTAAATGGACGATGCAGACCGCGCCCAGCGCGATGCCGAATTGCTCGCACGCCTGGAAGAGCGCGCCGCAGCACTGCGAACCCGACCCATAACCAGAACCCACTGCATAGATTGTGAAGAGCCCATCCCCGAAGGCAGGCGCAAGGCAGTACCGGGGTGCCAGCGCTGCATAGAGTGCCAGGAGCTGCACGAGAACTGGAGACCCTGTTGATGGACTACACCGCTGCCGACTTCTGGCTTAAAGCGTTGCATCTGATCGGCCTAGTGGCCTTGGGTATCTACACCTGGTGGGTGAACCGCGAGAAGGTAACTGCAAAGCGCTTTAGAGCCCTAGAAGATGATGTGCGCAAACGCGCGACCGAACAGGCCGTGGCCGAAATCGAGCGCCGGCGCATCGAGCGCTGCGAGGCCCACATGGCAAGGGTGGCGGAGGCTGAACGCGCGATCAGCAAGCTGGGCACAGAAGTCACCCACATGCCCAGCCGCTCCGAGCTTGGGCGCATGACCGATACCCTGACCCAAATCTCGCGCAAGCTGGGCAACTTAGAGGGCAGACTCGACGGCATCAACCGCGTCGCCGGTTTGATGAACGAATTTTTGATAGGCCAAGGAGGCAAAAGGTGATCACAAGTAAAACCACTTATGCAGATCTGATAACAGCTGATGTGCGCCTGCTGATACTCCAGACCCTAGAGCAGGACGCCGGCTACAGCCACAACGAGGGGATTCTGCAATCGGCACTGCGTAGCTTGGGGCACACCCTCAGCCGCGACCAAGTGCGCACCCAGCTCCAGTGGCTTGCCGAGCAAGAGCTGGTGCAGCTGTTCCAAACCAGCGGGCTCCATGTCGCCACCATCACCGCACGCGGGCTCGATGTCGCCAGCGGTGCAGCCTCGGTGCCGGGCGTTGCGCGTCCGCGCCCCGCACTATAGTAGGGAGCAGGCCATGACCAGACCCACCAGCCGCCAGCCCTCCAGTATCGACCGCTTGCCGGTCGATATTCGTACCCAGCTGCAAGAGCTCCTGCGCGATCCACGCGTGACCCAGCTTGACGCCACAGAGCAGATCAACCGCATTCTGGCGGAAGATGGGCACGCAGAGCAGATCAGCAAATCTGCGGTAAACCGCTACAGCATGCGCATGGCCAAAGTTGGCCGCCGTCTGCAGGAATCGCGCGAAGTAGCCCAAATGTGGATAGGGAAGCTGGGGGCAACCCCGCAGGGGGAGGTAGGCAACTTAGTAAATGAAATTCTGCGCACCCTCTCGTTTGATATCTCGCTCATTTTGCAAGACGGCGAGCTCAACGCAGAGTCCGCTCCCGAAGTTGTTGGAATGTTGAAAGATTTAGCGCTTACAAGTATGCGCCTTGAGCAATCGGCAAACCTGAACGTGGAGCGCGAGAAAGAGATCCGCGCGCAGGAACGGGAGCGGCTACAAAAGCAAACCCTTGAGGCGGTGGAAACATCAGGCCCAATGACTGCCGAACAGCTTAAAGACAAAATACGCGAGGTTTATGGTGTCTGAAGCCCTGTTCTACCCATATCAGCAGCGCTGGATTAGCGCGCAGCATCGCTTTAAGTGCGGCATGTTTGCGCGGCAGACCGGCAAGACCTTCGGCACCACCTTTGAAGTCGCGCAGGATAGCCAGCTGGCTGATCTGGAGGGGAAGCGCGCGCGCTGGGTAATTCTCTCACGCGGTGAACGCCAAGCCAAAGAGGCGATGGAGGAAGGGGTGAAGCGCCATGCACAGGCGCTTGGCAGTATTGTAAAGGCTTACGAGACCGACTACCGCACCGACTCAGCCGTATACCGAGCCCTAGAGGTTGAGTACCCCAACGGTAGCCGTGTTACCGCGCTGCCTGCGAACCCCGACACTGCGCGTGGCTTCAGCGCCAATGTTTTTTTAGATGAGTTCGCATTTCATCAGGATAGCCGCAAGATTTGGACGGCGCTGTTCCCAGTTATTTCTGCTGGGTACAAACTGCGCGTGGTTAGCACCCCTAACGGCAAGGGCAACAAGTTTTACGACATCATGACCGGCACCGACGGCCTGTGGTACCGCCAGACCTGCGATATCTATGAAGCGGTTGCCGATGGGCTGCCGCGCAACATAGAGGAGCTCAAGACCGGCATCAACGATTCGGACGCCTGGGCGCAGGAGTACGAGCTGAAGTGGCTCGATGAGGCCAGCTCCTGGCTGAGCTATGAATTGATAAGCGCGGTTGAGCACGAGCATGCGGGAGGGCGCGCCGGATACACCGGAGGGCCATGCTTTGTCGGGGTAGACATCGCGGCGCGTAACGACTTGTTTGTCATTTATGTGCTGGAGCAGCTCGGGGACGTGCTGTGGACGCGCGAGATTATCGCCAGAAAGCGCATCACCTTTGCGGAGCAGGACGCTCTGCTTGATGACGTGTTTACGCACTATCACGTGGTGCGTTGTGGCATGGACCAAACCGGCATGGGGGAAAAGCCGGTTGAAGACGCGCAGCGTCGCTACGGAAGCACGCGGGTTGAAGGGGTGTTGTTTACTGCCCCCAACAAGATCACCTTGGCGACTCTGGGCAAAGAAGCCTTTGAAGACAGGAAGATCCGCATCCCTATGGGCGATGTGGCTCTGCGCGCAGATCTACATAAGTTGCAAAAGATTACCGGCCCCACCGGCACCCCGCGCTTTGTTGCGCAAAGTGACGGCGCAGGCCACGCCGACCGCACCTGGGCGTGTTTTTTGGCGCTTAGCGCCGCCAGCACTGGGCAGGCGCGTTACGCCTATGCGCCCGTGGGTAGGCACACCGAAGATAGCGATTATCGTAGCATTAAGGCCACCGCCGGTCTCGGCGCTGGGAAAGGTCTCTGGTAATGGCAGCACTGGTTGATCAGCACGGGCGCGCGATTAAGCCCAAAGAGTTAGTGCGCGAACACAGCGCGCCCACCCTTACCGGGGTACGCACCCTCTGGGACGAAACCGTTGCCAGCGGTTTAACCCCGGTACGGCTGGCACAGCTACTGCGCAGTGCTGCCGAGGGGGATCACAATGCCTACCTGACACTTGCCGAGGAGATGGAAGAGCGCGAGATGCATTACGCCGCCGAGCTGAGCAAGCGCAAGCTGGCAGTTTCACGCTTACCGGTTACGGTAGAGAGCTACAGCGACAGCGCACATGACATAAAGCTGGCCGACGCAGTGCGCGACTTAATCCGTCGCCCCGGGTTCCGCAGCTTGCTCAAAGACTTGCTCGATGCGCTAGGTAAGGGGTACAGCGCGGTGGAGATTCTGTGGCAGACCGGGGCGCAGTGGAGGCCAGCGGCGTTTGAGTGGCGCGACCCGCGCTTCTTTCAGTTCGACCAGTGCAGTCGCCGCCAGCTACGTCTGCGCGACGAGGCCGACCTGATGCATGGGGTAGAGCTGCCACCGTATAAGTACCTGGTGCATATCCACAAGATGAAATCCGGCATACCTATTCGGGGCGGGCTGGCATTTTTGGCGTGCTGGGCGTTTATGTGTAAAAGCTATTGCTTAAAAGACTGGCTGGCGTTTGCGGAAGTTTTCGGGATGCCGCTACGCTTAGGCAAGTATGGCAACAGCGCTAAGGATAGCGAGATCGCCATTTTGAAATCTGCGGTGGCCAACCTAGGCGCTGACGCAGCGGCGGTGTTTCCCGAGTCGATGCAGATTGAGTTGATTGAGGCAGGCAACAAAGGCGGCGCAGCGGATTTCTTCGAGCGGCTGGCCAATTACTTTGACAGCCTCATCAGCAAAGGGGTGCTGGGCCAGACTGCAAGCGCTGCCGGAACCCCAGGGAAGCTTGGGGATGAGAAGCTACAGAGCGAGGTGCGCAACGATATCCGCGATGATGATGCCGAACAGCTCGAAGAAACACTCAACCGCGATCTGGTGAAACCGTTCATAGATCTGAACTTCGGCGCGCAAGAGAATTATCCACAGATTGAGCTAAAGGCGACCCCAGCGGAGGATGTTACCGCGCTGGTTACCGCATTGGCAGCCCTGGTGCCTCTGGGGTTACAGGTGGAGCAGTCGGTCGTACGCGACAAGATCGGTCTGCCTGATCCCGGGGCCAAGGCGCGCCCGGAGGATCTGCTGCAGGCGCAGCAAATGATGTACCCGCAGCAGATGGGCATGAACCACGCCGCCGCCATGAACGCACAACGCCCTGCAGTAAGGGCAGGAGATGCGCTGGCAGACAACTTGGCCGCTAGAGCGGATGCCCCCATGAGTGCTTGGGTGGAACGGGTACGCAACTTGACCGGTGAGGCTGCAGACTTGCAGGAATTGCTGGACATGGTGGAGCAGGCGTTCCCGCAGATGGACACGGAGGAGATGGCGCGGGTGGTAGGGCAAGAGCTGCTGCGGGCGCAAATGGTTGGGCGCTTGGAGGTTGAGAATGAGTAAGTCGGTGTTCTCATTGCCGTTTGAGCAAGCACAGGGGTTTTTTAAAGACAAGCTGAACATCCCCTCGCGCAGGTGGGATGATCTATGGCAGGCAGAGCACGCCAAGGGTTTTATGGTGGCCGGTGCGATGCAGGCGGATTTGCTGGCGGACTTTCGGGGTGCGGTGGAAAAAGCGATTGCAGGAGACGTTACCCTGGCGCAGTTCCGTGAGCAGTTTGACGCTACAGTCCAAAAGCACGGCTGGAGCTACAACGGTGGGCGCAATTGGCGCAGCGCCATTATTTACGATACCAACGTCACTACCGCCTACCAGGCGGGACGCTGGCAGCAGTTTGCGCAGGCTGGGGTCACCCACCTGATGTATGTACATTCTGACGGAGTAACAAACCCGCGCCCAGAGCACGTGGCGTTACACGGCACGGTGCGCCCGATAGATGACCCATTCTGGCAGACCCACTACCCGCCTAACGGTTGGGGGTGTCAGTGCCGAGCGGTACGAGCTGAGGCTGAGGAAGAAACGGAGCCACCTCAAGGGTGGGACGCTGTTGACCCAAGGACGGGTGCGCCTGTCGGTGTCGGCAAGGGGTGGGCGTATAACGTGGGGCAGGCGGGGCAGGAGCAGGGATTTAACAGCCTAGCGGCAAAGCTGGAAGTGCTGCCATACGGAATTGCTAAGAGCTGGACCGCCAGCATGCTGAGCAGCCCGCCGTTTGAGCGTTTTTATACGCAAAAGAGCACTGCGGATTTTCCGGTGGCGGTATTGGCACCGCAGGATATGCAGGCGCTCGGTGCTGGCTCGCAGACGGTGTGGTTTAGCGCGCACTCGCTTGCGGAGCACTTAAAAAAACACCCAGACATCGGCTTGGCAGATTATCGAAAAATCCAGCGGGTCATGGATGCAGGCGAGGTGTACCAAAATAGCGAGCTGCAGTTGACATACCTGTATTTGGAAATTGACGGCAAGCTCTATCGGGCGGGGATAAAGGCCACAGCATCTCGCGCAGAGAATTACTTTTTGACCTTGTTTGAGACAACGGAAGAAAAAAAGAAGACGCAGACCATCAGAGAAATGAAAAGGATTCGATGATCTTGGCGGGTCGGCACCCCCGCTAGCCCTCATCAGTGACCGTCTGGGTCAAAGGGGTCGGCAGCCTGTGGCCGAGCTGATCAACGAATCCTCAAGATAAATATAGCACCACAAAACGCGGAGCGCAAATGAAGCTGACGATCCACATAGAAGATGCCGAAGTCCGTGCCCTGCTTGAGCGGGCTCAGCGCGCCCTTGGCGACTTGACCCCGGTAATGCACGAGATCGGGCAGAAGTACGAGCGCCGCGTGTTGGAGAACTTTGCGAAGGAGCAAGCACCGGACGGAACGCCGTGGCCGCGCCTGGCAGCAACAACATTGATGATGGGGCTGAGCCGGGGGAAGCGGATTGGCAAGCGTGGCGGCTTGACCGGCAAAGGGAGAGCTTATTTGCAGAACAAGCAGGCGCTGGTGGAGTCTGGACGGTTGCGCACGCGCGTCCACTATCAAGCTGGCACCTCAAGCGTGAAGGTTGGCGTAGCGGGGTTGGAGTATGCGGCTATCCACCAGTTTGGCGGCATGGCCGGACGCGGGCGCAAGGTCAGGATCCCTGCCCGCCCCTACCTGGCTATGAGCAAGGGCAACAAGATGATGTTGGCACCCCAGGACCGACAAATGGTGCTGGACACTATCAAAAAGCATCTGGAGAAGATTTGAGGGCTGCCAAGGGTTTTTGCATGAGCGCGAAAAACGCCCTGCAAGGGGGCCGAATGGCTCAAGGTATACATTGGTAGCACCGTGCAGGCGTTCGGAGATTTTAAACATAGTTTAAACGCCTTCCTGAAGGGATGAGGGATATGGGGCAGATGAGAAAAACAGGGAAAGGGGCGGTAAGCGCCCTGAACCACGAATCAGGGGTCGATCTTGCCAGCGCTGCGCTGAACTTTGAGCTGACAGCGGGCGGCAGCCTGCCAGAGCAAATTGTGTTGCTACCGGCAGGTGAGAACATCACCGGGCGTGACGGGCGCAGCTGGCGCAACGGGTCAGCGCAGCAAGTGGTGGAATACCTGGAGCAACGCGGCTGCGATCTGGTGCTGGATTTTGAGCATGCTACAGAACTTAAAGCACCGCAGGGCGAGCAGGCCCCCGCCGCTGCCTGGCTTAACGGCTTTGCGCTGCAAGATGGGCAGGTGGTGGCGAAGGTCGAACGGTGGACGCCCGCCGGCGAAAAGGCGGTGAGTCAAGGAGAATACCGCTACATCAGCCCCGTGATTTTGTACAACAAGAACACTATGGAGATCAAGGGTATCAGCAGTGTGGGCCTGACTAACAGGCCAAATCTGCATGTGCCCGCACTTAACCAACAGCAACCAACAACGGAGGTAAATATGCTGAAAAAACTATTGGCCAAGCTCGGCTTGCCAGAAGACGCCACAGAAGAACAAGCCCTTAGCGCGATTGCGACCCTGAAGGATGATCTGGCGGCGGCGAGCAATGCGCAGCAACCGCCAGACTTGAACAAGTTTGTGCCGCGCGCTGACTTTGATCAGTTGCAGGCGCGCGCTGCCAACGCCGAACAGAAACTGGCGACTGCCGCGAGCGAGCAGCTGGAGGGGGCAATCAATCAACAGATCGATGAGGCGCTCAAGGGGGGCAAGATCGCCCCGGCGAGCAAGGACTTCTACGCAGCCATGTGTCGCACGCAAGACGGACTGGAGCAGTTTAAGCAGTTTGTCGCGACTGCGCCGGTGATTGCTGGGGCGTCTGGGCTGGATGGCAAAAACCCCGACACCGACAATAAGACCGCACTCAACGCTGAGCAGCAGCGCATTGCGCAGATGTTTGGTAACACGGCGGAAGATATCGCCAAATACACAAAGGAGGCATAGACATGGCCGAGCTTACGCAAGACCGTAACACCATGCGCCGCGAAGGGGCGGGGCTGACTCTTGGCATCGCCGCCAGCACCAAGGTTTTTGCCGGTGGCATAGCCTGCCGCAATGCCACCGGCTACGCGGTGCCTGGCAGCACTAGCACCACGCTGAAAGCCCTGGGGGCATTTCAGGCGCAGGCGGACAACAGCGCCGGTGGTGACGGGGGCAAAATGGCGCAGATCCGCAAGGGTACGTTTTGCTTTGGCAATAGTGCCAGCACCGATGCCATTACCATCGCGGATATCGGTAACGACTGTTACATCGTTGATGATCAGACCGTTGCTAAAACCAGTGGCACCAGCACGCGTAGCGTGGCTGGAACGGTCGCAGATGTGGATTCCACCGGCGTTTGGGTCACGTTCGCTTAATCTAAGCTTTCAACCTCTGTATAAACACTATTTAAAGGAGCAGTAATGATTATCAATAAGTCGAACCTAGAGGCGGTCTTTATCAACTTAAAGACCACGTTCAACAAGGCGTTCGAGGCCGCACCATCTGCGTGGGAGAAAACTACAATGCGGGTGCCTTCTGGCAGCAGCCAAAACAACTACAACTGGCTGTCGCGCTTTCCCAAGATGCGCAAGTGGGTGGGTGAGAAGTACGTGAAGGCGCTGGAAGCGTTTGGGTATTCAATCGTCAACGACGACTGGGAGGCCACCGTAGCAGTGGACCGCAACGACATCGAAGACGACACTCTGGGAATTTATGCCCCCATGGCGCAGGAGGCGGGCTTTTCGGCCAAGCAGTTGCCCGATGAGATTGACGCTGACTTGAAGAACAACGCCTTTGCCAGCCTGTGTTACGACGGCCAGTATTTTTACGATACTGATCACCCTGTAGCGGATGCCAGTGTGAGCAATAAGGGCACGGCAGCGCTTTCCAACGCAACCCTTGTCGCTGCGTTGGCCAGCTATGGTGCCGCGCGTACCGCAATTATGAAATTCAAGGACGAAGAGGGGCGTCCGCTGAGCTTGAGCCCTGACACATTGGAGGTGCCACCGGCGCTGGAAGCGGTTGGGCGCCTGCTGCTTGAGGCAGACAAGCTGGGCGATGACACCCCCAACCCGTACAAGGGGACCGCGAAGCTGATGGTCAACCCGCGCTTAAGCTCCGATACCGCGTGGTTCCTGCATGTGACCAGCCGACCAGTGAAGCCGTTTATCTACCAGGAGCGTAAAAGCCCGATGTTTGTGCAGCAGACCGATATGCAGGCCGATGATGTGTTTATGCGGCGCGAATACAAGTTTGGCGCCGAGGCGCGCGCGGCTGGCGGGTATGCGTTCTGGCAGTTGAGCTACGGCAGCACCGGCGCAGCGTAATAAGTGGTGATGCATTAACTTACGTAAGCACAGGCGGTAACCCCGCCTGTGCCTGAAAGGAAATGGGATGGTTACGATTACTGCAAAAAAAGACGGCTTCCGGCGCTGTGGCATCGCCCACACCAGCAAGCCGACCGAATACGAGGTTGACCGCTTTAGCGCGCAAGAGTTGGCGCAGCTGCGGACGGAACCGATGCTAGTAGTTGAGGTTATGCCCACACTGGAAAGCGCCAAGCCACCTACGGCCCAAGCGCTGGCCACGCTGATTGGAGAGGCTGAAACTCTCGAAGCGGTGGACGCGTTGATCGCAGAGGATGAAAAGCGCGCCACGGTATTGGGCGCTGCAGAAAAGCGCCGCGCTGAACTAACCTAAGGAGCAAGCCATGTACACATCTCTTGCCCAGATCAAAGAGCGGATGCCGGAGCACATTTTGATTGCGCTGACGGATGACCAGGCCACTGGCACAGTAGGCGCAGCGGTAGTCGAGCGCGCTATTGTGGACGCCGACGCGGAGATCGACAGCCGCCTCAGTAACCGCTACACCACCCCGGTCGATCCGGTACCTACGTTGTTACAGCGCCTGTCGCTGGATCTGGCTATTGAGATTATCTATAGCAACCGACCTGACGTAGAAACGCCGGAGGCAATCGTGCGCGCGGCTAAAAACGCGCGGCAGCTGTTGGTGGATATTGGGAGCAAGCGCGCAGACCTGCCCGGGCAGGCCGAGGCTACCACGCCTACGGCAGCCAGCGGGGCCAGCTTTAGTGCCAGCGGGCGCTTGTTCAGTCGCGCCACCCTGCGGGGGATGTGATGCAGCTTGTAGCGATGCGCACAGAGATTATCGCCCAGCTTGAGAAGCTACCGGGGCTTGCCAGCGTGCAGCCTTGGGCGGGTGATGTGGAAAAGGTGTTGGGGCAGCCGAAGGCGGCGCGCTCGGCTTTTGTAGCGCCGGCGGGGGGGAGGTTTTTGCCAATGCAGACTATGCCCCCCGGTGCGCCGCGCTGCGAGCTGCTGTGGGATGTGATTCTATTTCTGCCCGCTGGAGCGGACGCCGAAACCCTGGAGGCCGTTGTTGCCCCTGTCGCGCAGGGCGGGCTGTCTGGGCTAAGGCCAACCGGTGGCGGGATATTGTGGCCGACGGATTTTGAACTTGTGAGTAGCACCGGGCTGGCCAACGCATACAGGATTACATTTGAGTTGACCACAACGTGAAAGAGTTAAACATGGGAGCAAGTATGGAACCAACCAAAATGATCTACACAGGATCCCCCTCGCCGATAACGGTAGAGGGATATAAATTCGAAACTGGCAAAGCGGTAGTAGTGCCGGGGGAGTTGGCGGCGCTACTGCTGCGCAAGCCGATGTTTATTGCCGCCCCGCCACCTGCACGCAAAAAAGAAAAGGAGTAAGACATGGGCCAAGTTACGGGTAGTAATTGCCGCCTAGTTTATGACGCAGAAACAGTTTTCGGCACCACGCCGACCACCCCGGCGGCTATCGTCGCATATTTTAAGGATGAGGGTTTTGCGCAGGACATCGAGCAGATCACTTCGAACATCATCCGGGGCAACCGTAACCCCACTACGCCGTTTACCGGCAACCGCAGTGTTAAGGGCTCCATGAGCAGTGAGCTGGCCCCATACGGTCAGGCGCTGCTACTCAAGCACTTGCTGGGCAGCGTAGAGACTGCCGGGGACACCGCGCCGTACACCCACGTATTTAAGATTGCGAAGCTGCCCACCAGCCTATGCTTTGAAAAGCAGTTTACCGACCTGGGCAAGTACTTCCTCTACAACGGGGTGCGGGTCGCAAGCGCGAGCTTTGACATTAAGCCCGCTGGGCCAGTGGATGTGGCGTTTGAGTTCGCAGGGCAAAAGGAGACTGTCTCTGGCACACCAGTCGACGCTGCGCCAACCGACATGGGGCATACGCCGTGGGAAGGCTTTGAAGCGGAAGTGCAAGAGGGCGGTACCGCCATAGGGGTTATCACCGCGCTGAAGTTTGACGTGAATAACGACATCCAGTCTGACCAGTACGCGATTGGTGGCGGCGGCACTGTTTACGGTCTGCCGGAAGGGACTGCGAAGGTTTCGGGCAGCGCAACCGCAATCTTTGAAAGCCTTGATTTATACACCAAGGCGGTAGAGGGCACTGCAAGCAGCATCAAAGCGACCCTGACAAAGGGCACCGGCGTAGGAACCAAGGGGAATGAGTCCATCGAATTCTTTTTGCCGGAGCTGAAGTTTAAGGCCACCACCCCGACGATCAAGGACGCGAAGGGGCTGATGCTTGAACTGCCGTTTGAGGCGTATTACGACATTGGGGCTGGCGCGTCTGCGCTGCAGATCACGCTGAAGAGCACCCAGGAGACCATTTAATGGGATGGATCTATGAGTTCGAGCAGATCCCGTATCCCCAAAATCCAGACATTAAAGGAGCAGTAATGAATCTGTATAAGGCGTTTAAAGCTGATGGAAATATGGAAAAAGATGGCATTGATCTACCGTATGGCGAGGGGGTTAGTATCCGCATCGCGCGCGCTGGCGGGAGCAATAGTCGCTATGGGAAATTACTGGGCGAGCGCCTGAAGCCGCACCGCCGCCAGATGGACAACGGCACCCTGGACGACAAAGTGGCAGAGAGAATCATGGCGGAGGTGTATGCAGATGCCGTGCTCGTGGGCTGGCAGGGGGTGACTGACGCAGACGGCGCGCCGCTGGAGTTTAGCCGCGACAACTGCATCAGGCTGCTGCTCGATTTGCCGGAGCTGTTCCGCGACATTCAGGAGCAGGCGGGCCGTGTTGCCAACTTTAGAAAGGCTGAGCTGGAAGCTGACGCAAAAAACTGATAGAGACCCTGCGCCACGGCCTTAAGTGGGCCGGGCGCGGGGAGCAGTTGGAGCAGTGGCGTCAGGCCACGGGGGCATACCCAGATGATTATTACATAGAGCCGTTGCCCGCCTGGCTGGCCCCAGTTTATGCAGCGTGGCAAGCCCTGACCGGCAGCCGCCAGTGGACTATGGGCGGGGCGGGGTCGATCCCGGTGAGCGAAATCATCGTGTATCTGGGCTGGCAGCAGGTGGAGGGCGATGAGGCGGCGGAATGGATGTACCTGCTCCAACAGCTGGACGCCGAATATCTGGCGGAAGTCAATAAGCAGAACGAGAAGTAAGTGGGCAGCGTGGCTATGAGCGACAAAAAAGACGGGCGGTGAGCATGGGCGACAAAAAAGACCTACAGATCAAGATAGGGGCCGACGCGGCCGCCGCGCGCGATGAACTGCGCCGGGTATCTGGCAGCATGGACGATTTGCGCGCTGCGAATATGCGCACCGCCAGCTCCGGCGACCGGCTGCGCAGCTCCTTCGACAGCATCCGCGCTGCCGCTGCGCCTCTCGCCACCGCGCTGGCTGCGTTGGTGTCAGTGCGGGCATTTAAAGATGTTATCGCAGAGGGCGAGCGCCTAGAGCGCAACCTGCTGCGCACTCAGAAAATTGTGGAATCCACCGGCAAGGCGGCGGGCTTCAGCGCGCGCGAGCTGCATCAGCAGGCGCGCGAGCTGGCTTTTGCGACCTTGCAGTCCACCGAAGGGATAATGGAGGCTCAGCAGATTATGCTGGGCTTTCGCAAAGTGACGGCGGAGACGTTTGTTCGGTCGCAAGAATTGGCGCTTGACCTCGCTGCGGTGTTGAAGACAGACCTTAGCACCGCGATGACCCAGTTGGGCCGGGTTCTCGATAACCCTACCCAAAACCTAAACATCCTCAACCGTAGCGGCATAGCTTTTACCCAGACGCAGCAGGACATGATTGCTTCGCTGTGGGAGACAGGCCGCGCGGCGGAGGCACAAGCGGTGATCTTGGATGCGCTGGCTGGCAAGTACGGCGGCGTAGCTCGCGCGGAGGCTGCCGGGCTGGCGGGTGCGCTTGATACACTGGGGCAACAGCTGCAGGAAGCCAAGCAGGAGCTGTACGACTATGCTGACGCAGGGGCTAGGTCTGCGACGCTCGTCAACGGCGCAGCGGAGATGGTAGCCAGCGCGACACAGGCACTACAGCGCGGCGATCTGGACGGCACTATCAGCCTACTTAAAACCGCAGTGGAGTTGCTGGCGATCGCAATCGGTAGCCGCCTGGCTGCGGCGCTGGTCACAAGCGCAGCGCAAACGGCCCTCGCTACAGCGGAGGCGATCCGCTATCAAGCGGCGCTGGCGCGCATGGCGGGGCTATCGCGCACGGCGGCGGCTGGCCAAGTTGCGCTGTCTGGCGCAGTGGCTGGGGCGCGCGGTGCAATGGCGCTACTGGGAGGCCCAGCGGGGGTGGCGATATTGGCGGCAACGGCTATCTATCACTTCCGGCATGAGTTGGGGCTGGTAGAGCGCCCGGCGGCAGAGGCTGAAAGCGCCGTCAGATCGTTGACGGAAGGAATTGAAGATTTGACCAGAGCGCAAGCAGAGGCACGCTTGGGTGCTGCGCTAGATGAATACACCAAAAGCGCAGGCGAAGCAGAGCGCATAGCTGCGCAGATTGCCGCCACCGCGCTAGAGCTAAAAGCCCTGCGTAACCGCCCATTTTCGGTAATGAACATCGGCACACAGGACGTTGAGCGCGTGCATATGCTGCAGGCGGCGCTTATCGATTTGAACTCAGAATACGACACGGCGCAGCAGCGCACTGAAAAGCTCAAGGAGATAATGGGGCAGCTACAGGGGATTATGGGCAGGGCCGCTGGCGTGGCCACCGGCGCAGGCGCGGAGGCGGCGGCAGAGGTTACCACCCAACAGCTACGCGCCCAGCAGCGAGCTGCGGATGCGCTGGCAAAGTATCGTCGCGCGCTGCTCGATGCTGAGTTGCAGCATGCGGATGGGGCGCGCGCGCAGGAGCTGGCGGCGCTGGAATTGCAGTACGGGCAATTTCTGCTGGCCGATCAAGATTATCTCACTAAAAAGCACACACTGGAGGCCGCCGCAGCACAGGATCGCACGGAGCTGTTACGCACCGAAGCGCGCGTTGCGGCCCAGGCGGTGGCAGACGCGGCCGCTGCTGTGCAGATCGGGCCTAGCGGCAAAGTGACTGGCGAATCTGCCCAGCTTGAGGCCTATTATAAAGCGCTTACAGAACTGACTAAGGTGCGCGGGCAGCTAGAGCAAGCGACCGCAGAGCAGGTAGTGCAAGGGCTCGAGGCGGCGCTGGAGCTGTACCAATCGATAGTTGCTGAGGCAGACCGGCTGCTTGCGCTGGAAGGCCAGACCCATGCGCTGCGCGCGGATAACGCGATGCTTGCTGCTGACCTGGTGGGGGGCGCAAGTGATGACCTGGGCGATGTGTACGCGCGTCAGACTGCGCAGCTCGAGGCGCGATACCAAAGAGAATTTGAGTTGGTCGATGAAAAGATGAAGCTCATCGAGCAGGAGAAGAAAAAGGCCGGCGCAAACTTTGAGCAGCAAGAGGCGCATGCTGCGCAGCTTGCGGCACTGAGCAAGAAGCAATATCTGCTAGATAAAAAACAGACAGTGGAGCAGGAGCGCCTGAACCGCGATTACATTAAAGGCAAAATGGCGCTGGCTGGGCAGTACGCGGGTTACGCTGGGGGGATGCTTAGCGCGCTGGCGGACACGCAAGATCAGACCTCGCGCAGCGGTTTTGAGTCTGCAAAAAACATGCAGATGGCAGCAGCGGTAGTGAATACGGCAGGCGCGATTATGAACGCACTTGCGACTGTCCAGCCCTACCCGGCCGCCATTGGGGCAGCAGCGGTGGCTGCAGCAACTGGGGCCGCGCAGATATCTAAAATCCAGTCCACGAGTTTTGGCAGCGGAGACAGTAGTTTCAGTCTCCCCTCGGCCGCTGGCGGGGGTGGCGGCGGTGGGTATGCGGCGCAGGTTGGTACCGTGCTAGGGGCACCAGAGCAGCAGTCGGAGTCTACCAGCCGCGTGCTTGATTTGCTCGACAGCATCCACTCTAAAGAGTACCGCGAACTGCGTACCATCGCGTATTCGATGCAGGATTTGAACGCCAATATCACGGGGCTGGTGAACAGCATCGTGCGCGGTACGGCGGCTGGTGGTGGAGTGCTGGAGGGGGTTAGCCTTGGAGGTACGGTAGGCGCTGCCGAGTCTATTGCGAGCAGTATAGGTACTTTTGTAAATAGAGGGTTTGTTGATATTGAAAAAATGTTGGGGGACACTCTTGGTTCAATATTCGCAGTTGCCAGCCTTCCTGTCACAATTCTAGGGGACTTGCTCGGAGGTTTGGCTAAGGGCATCTTCGGCGGCGGCACCGAAACCAAACTCAAGGGGCAAGGGTTTGATATCGCAGCGATATCAGCACAGCAAATTATGGATGGAGCCGACGCGTATGTGCAGGAGTACGCCTACATCAAGAAGCACAAGAAGGGCGGCTGGTTTAAAAAAGGCAGTTCTTCGTACTCTTATTTATACGAGCAAGCAGACTCCGATATTACCGACTTGTTTACTAAGATACTTGGCAATTTGAGCACCTCAGTCACACAACTAGCGTCAGGGCTTGGGGGGGTTGAGGCCGAAACAGCCGCGATGAGATACCGCTTCAATATTGGCAAGATCGACCTTAAGGATATGGACAGCGAAGAGATCAGCAAAACGCTGGCGGCAGTGATTTCCGCCCAGGCTGACCTATATGTTGACGCCATCCTTGGGCCACTGGTCAAGCAGTATCAAAAAGTGGACGAAGGTTTGATGGAGACAGCTTCGCGCTTGCTTGTATCCAAGGCCATCGTTGTGGACTCGTTTGAGAAGATTGGCAAGTCTTACACGTGGGCAGAATCTTCTCTCATGCGTACTGCAGAGGGTGCCATTGCAGTGACTACCGCAATAGCTGAAGCTGCCGGAGGGGTTGAACAGTATCAGAAGACCTTCGAAAATTTCTTTGATCTGTTTTTCAGCGACGCGGAGAAGCAGGCTAGCCGTTCTGCTCTCCTTCGAGATGCCTTCTCGGATCTAGGTCTCGCCCTCCCTGTGTCGCGCCAAGCTTACCGCGACATGGCTGCGGCGATGGACGTAAGTACCGAAGCCGGACGGCGGGCCTATGTGCAGCTGCTCGAACTCGCCGACCAGGCTGGGGCTTATTACGACTACTTGGGCGAACTCGCAAACAGCCGTTTTGACCTCGAAATGCAAGTCCTTGAATTGACTGGCCGCGAAGCTGAAGCATTAGCACAGCAGAGGTCCAAGGAGCTTGTAGCTATGGATGTGTCCCTGCGCCCATTGCAACAGAGAGTGTGGGCACTGGAGGACGAAGCAAGGGCAGCGGAGGAATCGCAGAGGCTGATTGCGGAAGCGCAAAGCGCAGTAGCGTCTGCAGAGAACGAGCTGCGCACTGCGTACAGTCGTAACGCGTCGGAACTCGGCAACACGATCAGCAAATTCGGCCAGTTTTCTGTCTCTTTAGGCAAGTTTCGCGAGCAACTTTCGCTGAGCGACAGCCCTCTGTCAGCATCCCAGCGCGAGGCGGCGGCAGCGCGCCGCTTTGCGGATGTAGCGGGTCGCGCGCAGCTCGGTGATGCTGATGCGATGTCAGAGTTACAAGCAGCATCCCAAAGCTATCTAGACACAAGTAAGGCCGGTGCAACCAGTGCCGAGGACTACTACCGCAGCCTTGCGCAGGTTCAAGCGGGCCTACGTGCGGCCGAAGAAACTGCAGACCGCACGGTGGGCAACGCACAGCTACAACTCGATGCGCTTGAGCAGCAAGTGGCGGCTTTGATCGACATAAACGACTCCGTACTTAGTGTCGCGGATGCGGTCACAGCGCTGCACTCAGCCATTGCCGCAGCATCCGCAGTAAACGTTCCCGGTTTTGCAAGCGGGGGCTATCACAGCGGTGGTCTGCGACTGGTGGGCGAAAATGGGCCAGAACTCGAAGCCACCGGCCCGTCACGCATTTACACTGCCGCACAGACCCAGCAGATGCTCAGAGGGAGTGGCAACAGGGCGCTAATTGCAGAGATCCGCGCCCTGCGGTCAGAGGTTATACGCCTCCGCGCAGAAGCCGCCGCTACTGCCAGAAATACACACGGAACGCGCAGGCAACTAGAGCGCTGGGACGGTGACGGAATGCCAGAAGAGAGGGCAATGTGAAGATAATAATCCCGACAAAAATCACCGATGAAGTGCTTGCGTCGAGCACCGTGCCGGAGGAAGATCACGATGAGTGGATAGCAGCCGCCGACTATGCGGTTGGCGATAAAGTAATGGTGCTGGTTGACCATGCAATTTACGAAGCCATAGCAGCAGGCAAGGGTAATATCCCGTCATCAAGCCCTGAAAGTTGGTTGCGTTTAGGGCGGACAAACCGGTGGCGAATGTTTGAAGATAAGATCGGCACAAAAACCACAGCGCTGGAAGAAATTACTGTGGAGTTGACGCCCGGCATCGCGACAGCACTTGCTTTGCTCGACATATCCGCAGCGCACGTACAAGTTACGATGACAGATCCGGTTGAAGGCGCTGTATATGACCACCAGGCTGAGATGTACGACCCGCTGGGCATTGTTGATTATTACTCGTATTTTTTCGAACCAATTCGTAGGCGCTCAACCGTCATTTTGCATGGATTCCCGAGTTATGCAGGTGCAATTATGACAGTCAGCGCCAGAGATGGTGCGGGTAAGGCAGTCTCAATCGGTGCCATGATAGTTGGCAAGATGCGCAGCTACGCACCTGCAGTAGAATACGGCGCGAATGTTGGGATTATGGACTATTCGCGCAAGGAACGCGACCAGTGGGGAGATTTTATAGTTGTTGAGCGTGCGTTCTCTCGGCGTGCACAACTCAACTTTACCGTGCGCAGCTCTGACATCGACCAGCTGTATCGCGAGTTGTCCGCGCTGCGAGCTACCCCGGCGGTGTATATCGGCAGTAAGTACGAGAGCACCGTAGTTTTCGGGTTTTACCGGGATTTCGACATAGTGATCAGTTACCCAACACACTCAGAATGCTCGATTGAGCTGGAAGGATTAACCTAATGGCCATAGATCCACTACCGCAACCGGCGAAGAGGGGAGATGCCCCTGAGGATTTTTCAGAAAAAACGGATACATTTCTAACCGCCCTGCCGCCGTTCGCCGCACAGGCAAACGCGTTGCGCGTTGAGGTGGAGGGTATGGAGAGTGCCACAAGAGGCTATCGCGATGCGGCGCAGGTAACACTATCCGCAGCTCTGGATGCGGAATCTAGGCTGTCTCCGTATTACAGCGCTATGGATGCGGTTATCGGCAACGCGACTAACATAAACACGGTAGCCGTAGACATAGCAAATGTAAACGCAGCGGGAGAAAATATCGCAGACATAAACGCTGTAGTTAGTGATATGGCTGATATAAAGGCTGCCCCTGGTGCGGCAACGACGGCGCTGGCGGCGAGGGACGAGGCGCAATCTTGGGCTGGCCAGGCTGCTGATACGGTGAATGCCGCAGTCGCTGATGTCAACAGTGAGCTAAGCTCGAAAGCTGACAAGATAACGGCTATCACGGCGGGTACGGGCTTATCGGGTGGTGGTGATTTAGCTGCAAGTATGAGCTTGGATGTGCTATACGGCGCCATAAGTGGCACGGCAGCACAAGGAAATGATGAGCGTGTTGTGAATGCGCTACGTAAAGATGTTGCAAATACAAGCGGGTCATTAGGGTTTGGCTCGACGTCTGGGACAGCGTTAGATGCAGAGCGGACAATAGAATTGGCGACTAATGCTGCCTTCGGTGGCATCCATGAAAATCATACGGGTATACGCTTGGCTGCATATGGGATGACCGGCTGGGGTAACGCCAAGCTGGGGTTGCAGATATCTACTAACTGGAAGCAGTATGGACCGATTCAAGAGATAATGCATGAAGGCAACCTCCCATTGATGAAAAAGAATTGGGGGTTAAACGACTTCGTCCGTATCCCAGATAGGGCTGGGGGGCTGGTTTTCATGTGGGTAAACGTCATCTCAACTGGCACATTTGATGAAGGTGATGGCACCGGCGGGCTTTACGTCCACCCAGCAAGGCAGTTGCCAGTTTCGTTCTCAAGCCAAGTTGTATGCGCCATTAGTGAGGGGCACCCGTTCAGCGTTGACAGGGTAAGTTACACCCCTGACATTAGCTTCACCCCTGCTGTCAATATCTCATTTTTAGCGATAGGATATTAAACCATGACAAAACTATACTACATAGCAGAGTTAAACCAAATAGTAGACTCCGACAGCTTATCAGCTGAATATGCGGCAGTAGAATTAACCGAAGCAGAAGCGGAGACGTATACTCAGCCCCCACCGGATGGCAGAGTACTAGGTAGTGACGTCGAGGGTCGCCCTGTTTGGGTTGATACTCCTCACGTATCCACAAACATACACTACAGCCCAGAAGAAAACTGTTTTATCCCCGCCAAGTGGCTCGTTGACGGTACGTACAGTGCTGCCCAGATAGAGCAGATGATGCCTATTGAAATGACAGACACAGAAGTGGAGCTTTATTGGTGCAAAGAGCCACCACTGGGTGCCGAGTTAGGTAGCGACGAAAACGGGCGGCCTACGTGGATACAGGTGCACGAGTACACAGAGGCCGACCTACTTGATATGGAACGGGTAAAAGCCATAGCAACCATCAAAGCTAAATGTACAGAACGGCTACGCGACACCGTAACCGTTGATGGCATTACATGGACGGGTGGGGAGCAGTCTGCAGCAGCAATTAACGGAGCAATTGAGTTGGCCCAAGCAGCAGGGGAAGCGACAGTTACTCTTTGGGACGTTAACAACATAAACCACCTGGGCCTTTCGTTAGCTCAGGCCCGCCAGATAGCAGCACAAATCGCGCTGGTGTATAGAGGCAAGATGTATCAGCGTAACGATAAGATAGCACAAGTCAACGCGGCGCAGTCAGCGGAAGATATCGCTTCAATCCTTGCCGTATAATCGGCTTTCAACGATGCATTAAACTAGCGTAGAAGCACCTTTCCTAGTCCCAAAGCAATCGTCACATAGTCCCAAAGCGCGCGGCACGTTACACTCGCTGAGTCTCGGCTTGCGCTCATTGAGTTTCAGGGTGATGCCGACAAATACTTTGAGGGAAGTCTCGAAAAACTGATAGCTCACTATAAAAACAATGACGACCAAGTCTTTAGCGCGGGTGGCC